GAGACTTCTATATAGAAACGGTTTCCTTTCTTCAAAACTAGTTTTGGCGAAGCAAATACTTTTCTAGCAGAGAAGATGGCGCAAGAAGACGAGACATACTGGTACATTAACGAGGCGCTGGGTGTCGATATTAACGAATTAAGAGAAGCAACCGCAACAGAGCTGGAGTACTACATTAAACTGGCCGATTTACATTACAAGCGATTGCAAAACGTAACCGCCGGTGGTGTAAACACCGGCCTTTTTGGTAAATAAAGGGGTGTAAGAAAAATGGCTGGAGATTTAATGCGTGATGAAGGAATTGGCGTTCGCTTTGAAGCTGATCTTGCACCTTTGATTAAGGCTAATGAGTTAACCGATAAACTGGTTGATAAGTGGGCGATTGTCAATAAACAGCTTGCTAAAACTGGAGATACTACCGGTTTAAGCCGTGGAATGGCTCAAGCTAATAGCGAGATCAAGCGGACGGGTGATTTAGCTGACCGCAATTACAGCCAAATGAATCGGTCGATTAACCAAAGCATTGATTCAGTGAACCGGCTTGGTGATGCTACCAAGCGTACCGGCAATGAGGGTAGCAACTCTTTGAATAGTGCTGCTAAGCACACCACGCTTTTAGGACGGGCCGCCGATTCGACAAAAGACAAAATTTCCGGCATGTGGAATAGAGCGACTAATAGCGAAGCAACCCAAAAGACTAACGACAACCTTAATAAGGTTGATGAACATTTGTCACGGGTTGGCAATTCAGCCAACAGGTCAGGTAACAAGGTCTCAGAGTCTCAACGAAGGACTCGCAATGAGACTGATAAAACCACAACCAGTTTTGGACGTTTAAAAGACACTGGTAGTCGGCTCACCAATATGGGCAATACGATTGCAATGGCAATGATTCCCGTTGCGGCCGCCTTTAAGAAGTCCGCTGACGAAGCAACCGAATTGGAGAACCGTTATAAAACCATTCAAAACTTACTGCATACTGGTGGTGAGTCGGCTTCTGCTTCCAAGGCTCAAACTCGGGCAATGGAAAAAGAAAACAACCAATTTGCTTTGCAATATGGGGTTTCACCGACGGCAATGGCCAAAGGTGGCGAAGAACTCATTCGGCGTGGCTATTCGGGGAATCAAGAATTAGCTTCGCATAAATACTTTCTTCAAGCTGCCCGAGCTTCTGGTGATCCATACAGTGCGGTAGTCGGCTATGGGGCGCCAGCGTTGGAACAATTTGGCTATAAAAAGGCTGCTGGCAGTTCTCGACAGAAAATGGCCAATTATTCGAAACTCGTTCTTAATCAGATGGCATACGGCGCCGATTTATCTGCTACTGATTTCAGTGGCATTGGTAATGCATTACGTTATGCCGGTGCAACTGCTCATAGTGGTAACCAATCATTATCCGGGACGATTGCTGATATCGGTGTGCTTTCTAACAATGGTATGGACGGATCTGTTGCCGGGACTGGCTTACGTAAAGATATTAACTCTTTATTGTCTCCAAGTAAGGGGCCAATGGGACAAGGTGAAGCGGCTCTTAATTCAATTGGTTTGCATGATAAAGATCTGCGTGATTCAAAAAATAACTTAATGTCTTTGGACAATATTTTTCAGCTGTTAAATCGGCATATGAGAGGTATGACGGATACTCAAAAAGCGGCCGTTTTTCATGGGTTGTTTGGTGCAACTGGGCAAGAAGCTGCTTTGATTTTGTCTAAAAACGTTGATCAGATGAAGTCGTTGAACAAACAAGTTGCCCAAGCACCAAAGTACGGTAAAAATGGTTACATTGCTGATCTGGCCAAGAAGAATATGTCTTCCTGGCAAAATCAAATTGACGTTTTTAAGCAGCATTTGAACGTCATGGGGTTGGACTTCACTAAAACAGTTCTACCTGGTATTACTCAAGCTCTTAAGATTGGTAACAAGATACTTGGTGATTTAATCGCGATGCCTAAACCACTTAAAACGGTAGCCGGTTATGCAACTGCTATCGCAGCATCTGCCGGGACTGCCTACGTTAGCTATAAGATGTTAGGCAAAGCCGCCGCTGCACTTAGCGATAGTCATGGCATGGGCAACATGAAAACGGGAAATTCTAAGGCTGATATTGCCGAAGATGTTGCAATGAATTCGATGAATATGCCTTCAGAAAAAGGTACTAAATCAAAGAATCCGGTCAAAGGGCTTTTTCGAAGTGGATTATTTGGAAATACGGCATCTAATGTAGAAAAATCAGCCCCAAAAATAGCCGAGGGCGGTCGAATGTCTAAGCTGCTATCCGGGGCTAAAATGGTTGGCTCTAAAATACCTTGGCTGGATGTTGCGTTAACCTCAACAACCTTAATGGGGATGAATAGGCACAATGCCGGTTCTAAAATTGGCAATTTTGGGGGCACACTTGCCGGCATGGAAGGTGGCGCCGCATTAGGTAGTTTCTTAGGGCCTGCTGGTACGCTTATAGGTGGAAGCTTAGGCGCAGCAGCTGGTTCATGGATGGGTTCTAGAGCTGGGAAACATATTCAAGATAGTTTTTCAAACAGGCCCCCAAAAAAGAATAGTTCTACACGAACAGGTAATAAACGGGCAGTTAATCCATTAAGTAGTTTGCCAAAAGATGCTCAGTTAACTACCAGGAAAGCTCTTGGTTATGTTGAGCAGGCAAATAAAGGTTGGATTAAGACTAATTATGATACCTGGTCAAAATCCAAGCATTTGTCAGCCGACTATCAAAGTCAAAACTTGATTTACGACAAGTTGGGAAAGAATCTTGATCGCTTTGTAAATCGGCAACAAACAAGCAGCAATAAGTCAATTAGTTATTTGCAAAAAATTGGAGCTATTCATGCGGCAACGGCTCAAAAATCTTATAACGAAGAAGCTCGCTGGGGTAATAGTAGAAAACAAGTTATTAATCGTGACCTTCAGGCGATAAAAAATGATGAGCAACGAGGTGGAAATAATCGGGCGGCTTTAGTTGCTAGACTAAATTCCGATATTGTCAAAATCACCAGTAAGGGTTCTAACAAGCAACGGCAAATTTATGAAAAATTGCAAAATAGTACTAGCAATATTTCTTACGGGCAGTATCGTTCGATTCTTAAGTATAGTAACCGGGCAGAAAAAGCAACCCTTATATCGGCTAGAAAAGCATATAACGGACAAGTTTCAACTGCCGAAGCAACTTATCGACATACTTTAAAGTCGGCTAAGCAGGTTTATGGTGTTCACTCAAGTGAATATCAATCAATTAAGAAATTTGCTCAGCATCAATATGATAAGACGACAAAAGCGGCTGAAAAACAGTATGAAAAAACAAAGTATTGGGCAGAGCAACAAAGAGAAAAAGTTGTTAAACAAGCAAAATTACAAGCCACAGAGGTTGCCAACTCATTAGTAACTTCAACCGGTAAGCTTGGCGGTGAGCTTGGAAAAATTCTTCGGCAAAATGCATTAGCAGGACTTGGGACTCTTCCAACAAGGCAAACGAAAAATGGTTTGACTAATACCATCGCACGCCATAACCGTGGCAATAGTCATGCAAAAACCGCAAATGAAGCAACATTACCATTACCAGTCTATAGCCCTGGTACTAGAACAAATAGTCGAAGAGTAACTGCAACTGATCGAAGAAGGCAAAATAAAGCTAATTCACTTGGTATTCAAACTTTGCCAGGCCATGCGAACGGTGGTAAAATCAGTCGATCTCAAACTGCACTGGTTGGTGAAGGTGGACTGGAACTGGCTTACACGGTTCGTGGTCGAAAAGCTCGCTTATTAGGTGTTAATGGGCCACAACTGGCACATTTAAAGCCTGGGGAACATATTTTGAATGCTCAAGCTACCAAAAGAGTTTTGTCTGGGAATTATGGTCAATCACTACCCGGCTATGCCAACGGCACAACCGGTTTAGGAACTTCAAAAGCAAATGGTTCAATTGATAAGTTTAGTAAGAAGTCCAAAAGGACTTGGGATAAAACCTATTCTGACACTGCTAAATCGACCAAGAAGATCAAAAAGAATACGGTTGACGACTATGACGCTACTCAAAAGGGTAGCGTTATTCAGTTATCACAATTATCCAAACAGAACCGCTCTCAATGGTCAAGTATCTACAACAAAACCGGCGACTATACGAACAACATTCGTAAGAGTTCAGTAAAAGACTTTGATAGCATGCAAAAAGGCGTTCAAGGTCAAATGAATCAAGTTCGCAAGGGTGTAACCAACGCGGCTGATGATACAGCAACGGGATTTGGGCACGCACTTGGTCGCATGGACAATTACGCGCATAAGGCAATGTCCGACACAATTAATCAATTGAATAACGGGATTAAGGGTATCGATAAGTCATTAGGCCAATTCGGCGGCAATAATTCTGTTATCAACCCGATTCATTATGCTCAAGGCTCGAACGGTCAGTTAAGTGAAGATCAAATTGCGATGGTTAACGATGCCGAGTCTGGGCCACGTCAAGAAGGTATCATCCGTGGTAATAGTCTATACGCACCGCAGGGTAGGAATCGTGTGATCGGACTAAAGCGCGGGGATGCCGTACTGAATGGCACACAGATGCAGCGATTATCGCAGGCTAGTGGTATCACTCACTATGCCAAAGGTTCAGGCGTATCTAATGCATTCTTGAAGAAATTAATTAACTCAAGTGCTAAGGACCCTAGCGGTTGGCTGAAGAGGAACATGACCGTCAATATTAAATTGCACGGGACAGAATTATCAAAAGGCGCTACCAACACGGCTAAGGGTGCATATGGCAAATATGGCAACCCGTGGGCTGATGAAGTTTGGAAACAGATGAAAGATGCTCGTAGTGGTGGCGGAAGCGGTGCCGGTGGTAACTGGAGACATACACCCGGATTATCTGAAAGTGATCCGTTTGGGGCATCCCGAGCTAGTCTGTATGGAGCCGGAGCTAAGCATGATGGTGTTGACTTCTCGGGCCCGCTTGGTTCTGCGATTAGAGCCGTGCATGGTGGTAATGTCATCAAGATCGGCGGTGTTGGAATTTCTGACTTAGGAGACGTTATTATTGCCAAAAGTGACGATGGATTCAAGGAAATTTATCAAGAGTTTGGCAAAATGAATAACATCAAGGTTCGTGTAGGGGATGCTATTCACACAGGTCAGAAAATTGCAACTCTAGGCCAACTTAACGGAGCTGGTAACGGTCCCCATGTGCATATCGGAGTTACTAGAGGCAATCCTTTGAAAGAAAACATGTTATCAACTCATGGTTGGTATGATGTCACTAAAATGCATGGTCATTCTACTGGCAATAAGAAAACTAACAATAAGCACAGCAGTGCTTTATCTAAGTTGGTAGCCAAAGAAATCGCACCACAACTTAAATGGGTTGGCAAGCATCTACAAGATGAAACAGCCGGTTCAATTGGCTCGTTGGGAGTATCGGGCAGCCTTAGAAGTCGTGCTAAAACATTAGCTTCTGCAATTAAAAAAGCCTATCCTGCAGCCACTATGAAAGGTATCGAAGCTGTTTTAGGGAACTGGGAATTTGAATCTGGTGGTTTGAATCCTGGTATTAGTAATTCGGCTGGTGCTCTTGGACTTGGGCAATGGCTTGATCGTGGACCAGCTCTAAGACGATACGCTGCAAAACATCACATGAGTTGGAAAAATGCTGGCCTGCAAATAGATTTTGCCTTACATGGTGATGGTGCTAATAGTTCAATCCTTAAAAGAGTGCTTCGTGGAAATGGGTCTGTTGCATCATTAGCGTCAGAGTTCTCAACCGATTGGGAACGTGGCGGTTATACAGCTCAACACGTTGCTGGTGCAAGAAAAATTCAAGCGGCTCTTAAAGGTTATGCAAGGGGCGGTGTTCCCCAAACTAACAAGGCTTCAATTGTTGGCGAAAAAGGTGCCGAACTCTTTATGCCGAACGTTTCCGGGCGAGTATTTACTGCCAAAGATACTGCGGTGATGGCAACCAATATGATGAAAACTTCTTTGAGCGTTGGCAAAATGTTGAGAGAACTCGAACGAGTTATCAAGAAGCCGGCGGTTTCAGCTTCTAGCTATCGTCACGTTGCTAAAACTGAACCAACTATCCATATTGAAACGCATGACAAGTTTGAGTTTAATGTTGGCGGTGGCGTTGAATTAAATCAACGAGCAATCACCAAGATGATTAAACAGGCGTTAAATTCAGAACGTCAGAACATGGCTCGACAGATTATTGAGAAGTTTGGAGGTACTAAATAATGGTTGCTAAAACCACATATTTGAATACCAAACAATTAAAGAGTGCAATTAAAAACAACAGTCTGCGCGCTCAACATGAGGGGAATCGTTCCTATCTGATTGGCGTGCAGACCAAAGTTCTACAAGCTAAGTATGATAAGGCTTCCGGTAGTGATAAAGCGACACTAGGGCGGATGATTGAGACCTATAAGGGTTCGCAGAAGGCTCATATTGCGGCACACAAAAAATATGCTGCCAAAGTTAAAGCTGAAAAAGCAACTCTGGCGAAACGTTCTACTGCTGCCAAAGTTCAGGCAAATAAGAACAAGATAGCTGGTAAGATTGCTAACAACAAGCCAAAATTTAATACCGGCCATATGATGCTTTATCGTACCGATGGCCATAGTAGTGCGATTGTGTTCATGTCGTCAGTGCCAGAATCCGAAGATAATACGGTTCAAGTTACGCCGAACGCATTACCGAAAGGTGAACCGACTGCCACCCATTCACAACAAACTGAGAAAGATATTTCGATTACAGCGCGAATTATGGGGACAGATGCACAGCAACGAACGGCATTTAACCAATTGTTGAAGTGGAAAGCTGAAGGCTGTGAAATGACCTATAAAGGACGCATTTACTACAAGCATTGTTTGTTTACAGCGCTTCATCGGGAATACAACAAAGACGAGACGGCTTTAACCATTACGTTCGGATTGCAGTTCATTGATTGGTCGGAATTAAAGACTAGTGGAAAAAGTGCCAGCAGTGGTATGAAGAGCAAGACAAACAACAAGCCAACGGCTAAGAAATATGTCACGACTAAACTTGGGACGACTTACGCTAGTTTGGCGGATGATTACAACACGACAATTGCTAAATTAATTTCGATGAATTCTTATAAGTCGGCAGTTAATGTTTTGCCGGTAGGCGTTAAGATTCGAGTTTCCTAGGAGGTGGTTAAATGGCGTTATTAGATACTCTAGATGTCAGTGAAGATGATTACGGCAATCCGTTTGATGTCGTTCTTGGTGGCCGTGTCTATCGCATGGAGATAGATTTAAATAAGTTCGCCAATTTCTTGACGGCCCGTTTGTGGGATGCCGAGGGAAACGCCTTAGTTAATGGCGAGAAACTCGTAATTAATCAGCGCTTGTTTGCTTCTCTTAACTCAAACGACTATCCAATTGAAGATGTGGTGCCAATGGACGAATCAGGGCAAGAGATTGAAGTTAATGGCGATAATTTTAACGATACCGTAAAGTTAACGTTTGATGATCGCCCTGCTAACGGAGCTGGCTTTGATACACCGGTTGCGGAAACTAATGAAACGACCAATGCGGATACAAGTGATGATACCGACATCGATTTAGAGAGTGATAGCAATGAGTAATTTACTACGTTTCCCCGTGCTTTATTGCACGATTACGACAACCGATGGCAAGACGCTTGAATTAGAGAATAACTTGCGGCCTGGTTCAGATTTGCTCTTTACGTTTGATATTAATTTCAACATGGACGCCACGCCACCGGAATCTGATGCCTCGTTCATTAATACCAGCCAGAGTATGAGGAACTATTTAAAAGCGAAGAACCAAATCGCTTTTTTTATTTCCTATGAAGCTTTCGGAAAGATGTTAATTGGTGCTGGCAAGATTAAGTCGGTTGACCCGATTCAGTATGATGGTGTGACAACGACTGTGCCAATTACTTTCTCCGCCGGTCAGGATTTCAGTAACATTTCTGCTAAGTCAATCCAAAAGGAAAAGACTAAGAAAGTCGGTCACTATAAACGGGTTAAGGTCAACGTTAAAGGCAAGACGGTTAAGCGCCGAATTCATTACTATTCTAATGAGGATGGTAAGAAGGTCGGCCATTACAAGGAAGGCCATGTTCACATTGCCGGTAAAACCAAAATTAAACGAACTCGTTACACGGTTAAGAAAAAGGTTTACAGTAACTTGTCTTTCAAGAAGGGTGTTAAGCCCTCGGTTGCGATTAAGAAGATTGCTAAGGAATCTGGTATAAAGATTTCATCCATGAAGTTAGACGAGGATAAGCCGTTTAAAAAAGGCTATACCGTTTCCGGCAAGCCTTTGGATGCAATTAATAAGCTAGTTAAACGATGCAAGAGCAAGATGTTTTACGATCGTGATCAGCTTAAGATTGATGATCTTAAAGAGAGTAAAAAAACTCATATCATTTTGGACTACACGTCGGGGCTTTTAAGTGAACCATCGTATTCGGATGATTCCGACTCAGGCGAACAACTGTATGAATCATCGTCTTATCTGTTGCCGCAAATCACCGTACACAGTACGTACGAGGTTCGTGGCGATTTTATTCAGAAAACGTTAGTTGCTCAAAGTGGAACGTATAGTTTTGATGGCACGCAGCCGACAATGACGGTTGATGGTGCTGTTGCTAAATGAGGTGATTAAGTTGGCAAAAATTACAAATCCGTATAAAAAAGCTGCTCAAGCAATTGCCGAAGCGGCTTCCCGAGATAATCACAATTGTTTAGTCGGCAAGATTGTTAAGTACGACAAGGCCAAGCATATTGCTGACATCCAACCACTGCCGGAAGATCTTTCAGGCGACAAAATGGGAATTATCAATGACGTTGAGGTTCCTTTTAGCATCTACTGGATTGATGAAATATGGGACCATATGGCTGATTATTTAACCCCGATCTGTCCAAGAGACGGCGCTGGGACAATGAAGATTACGCCACCGCCTAAACGGCTGGTGCCGGGCACTGAAGTGACGATGGTGGTTCATGATTATTGCTTAGATGGCTATGAAGTTGGCAAGGGGTATTTCGGTCGTGAAGAAGATCCACGGGAACATGATCTAAACGATGCGATTGTTGTAGCAATTAATTCGGAGGTGAGTTGATGCGAGATTTAATGATTAAGCCAGACGGCGATGTCGTTCAAGATGAACTTTCTCATGACTTAGTAGAAGTTTCTGGTACTGACGAACTCATGCAATCTTGTGGCGAAGTTCTAGGTATTGAGCAAGGCGAGATGGACGAACTTGCGCCGGACTGTGGGCTACCTTTGGATAATATTTTAGGAAAAGCCTACGATGATAATTATGCGGCTCAAGATATTTCTGATACTTTAATGAGCCAAGAGCCACGGGTTGATGCGGTTGACGGCGTTGAGATTACACATGATCTGGCTAAACGAACCAGTGATATCTCCGCTAATATCCATTCATCCGAGATTCAGAATTCTGGCAACCAATACGATGATCAAGGCAACTTGAAGTTAACGGTAGGTGATAGCAGTGGCATTTGATGATACAGGCTATTACGTTGAGAATTACAACGAAGAAGTCAGCAAGCAAACTACCATTTTCAAGAAAATCCTAGGCAATGATATTAATGTCGGGCCACAAGCCAATTATGGTCGAATAATTAGAGCGGTTGCTTATAACAATTGGAAAGAGAACCAAAAGCAACAACAAGTTTGGCTGAATGCTTACGTGCAATTTGCCGGTGGTGTTTCCCTCGATTACTTAGCTTATAATCGGGGGATTTTTCGTAACCAATCCCAACAGGCAAATGCAACGGTCAACATTACCGGTACAAGTGCGGTTCTACTTGAAGGTGGGACAACCGAACTCATGACTGACGATGGTACCTATTTTGTACTTGTTGAAGATACCGTACTGTCTGACGATGATGGCGATGGCAAGTTTACAGCCACCGCATCGGTGGTTTCAGAAGATTATTCAAGTGATACCAATGTGCAAGCCCACACGATAACTGAGTTTGCGACACCGGTTGATGGTGTTGATACCGTAGATAATCCACAGCCGGCGGTTGGTGGGTCGGACGAAGAAACGGATGATTCACTTAGGCAAAGGATTCTAGAAACTAACGTTGCTAACATTGGCTCAACGATTGACGGTATTTATACCGCCTTGGATAGTGTTAATGGGATTCGAGATAAATATATTGATAACAACACTAGTGGCGTCACGGATGTTAACGGCACACCAGCTCATGCGCTTCAAATTGTTGTCTATGGCGGTACCGACCAAGACATTGCTAACGCAGTGAGGAAAGCTAAAGGTGCTGGCACTCAAACCTTTGGCAGCTTATCGGCAATTGCCTACGATATCGCTGGTACACCTGAAACAATTTATTTTAAT